GATGCCCGTACCGCGCGCCATGTCGGCGCTGATCTGGCTCTTGGCCTCCGAAACCGCGCGGCGCACGGTCAAATCCAGCATCTGGCGCTCGCGCTCGGACGTGCTGCCGTTGACCTCAAAGTTCATGTGGAACTGATCGCCCTGGCTGCCGCCGTTGCCGGTATCGCGGTTGACCCGATCCAAGGTCGCGTCCAGCTTCGCGCTGGTCGAGGCCGTGGTGACGCGTTCGCCCTTCTGCAGCAGCCACGTGCCCGTCTCCGGCACGCTGTCGATGCCGTCGTGTGCCATGCCGACCGCGGCGATGTTGGACACGATGCCGGCGGTGGCGGCTGCTACTGATGCGATCGCGGCAAGATTCGTTGGCCACGGGTTTGCCGCGGCCATGGCCATACCCTGCTGGATCGCAATG